AAGAAAACCCATGATTCAATCCTTCCGAGTTATTGAGTAAGACGGCCTACCTGCCGTCGTTGTGATTGCATCCAGCAATGGGCCTGTGATCGACTCATGCGCGCTTTTCCAAACGCTCATGTTGATCTCAGGCTTCCATCTGAACAAGCTCCCAAGGTGCTCGGTTAAACCGGATTCCTCAGCGAGTTCTTGCAGTCTATCAGCATTCACCTTCCGGTCAAGCCTCCCAACTATCTTTATTTTGTACTGTCCTGCATCTTCGTTTTTGGTGCCTTCCAAGTCCTTTGGGATCGCAAGAGCCTGGGTGAGTTGATCCTCAATCTCTCGGCGCCTTGCTATTGCCTGGGCCTCGAAAGCTTTCGCCTCCTCCCAGTCATGCGCCAGTTTTTCCAAATCGTTCATAGATACCTTCCAATTGTTGCGGCAGCGTTCACGATCGCGGTTCGAGTTGCGGTGTACGGATCTTGGCCGCTCTCTGGCCCGTAAAACTCCGCCATCCGCTCATCACGATCTGGCTGGTGATAGACATTCCCGGAAACATCTACAGCGTTCAGATTCCAGTTGTGTCGAACACTGAATTTCAGTGCAACCATGAGCCTAAATGCATCTCTGTCGTCACGTAGCGGGTCCCATTTCGTGAACGATGTCGGCGAACCGTAGCCATACGAGCACACTTCATGATTGAACCAGACATCTAAATTGACGGCACGCCCGGCCAGTTTCAGCGTTTTTTCATTCATCTTGCAAACACTCCCAGTGTGTTCCTATGTCGTCACGAGAACGAATTTTCTCGGCCAGGTCTTGCGCGGCAAAAAGCTTTCCGCCAGTGAAATTGTCACGTGGGAACTCGGTTGGATCTTCCTGCATAGCGTAGTCATCACACATGCGCGCTATCTGCTCTCGCTCAATGCGGGCTATAGCCTGAGCGAATTTGATTGCTACAAGCCCCCAGTCAAGATCCTGATTCTGAAGCTGCGTGTACCTCCAAATTTCTAAGATGTCGTGATTCGTCATGATTGTTTAGGTCTCAATTTTTTTAATAATCGCCCCAAGGTCAGGGCCTTCCCACATTTCAAGCTTTCCGCTGCGATCTTTGGCCAGCCAAAGCCCGTCAGAATCGCACATTAGAGCCCGTTGCGTGTTGCCCTCCGCATCGCGCTCCACCCGCAGTGCGAGCACTTCGTCAAAAAAGTAGGGTAGCTGCTGTCCGGTCTTATTTCCCGGCATACTTGGCGAATATAGAACCCGCCCCATTTCGTCTTGGGTCTTCTCCAATTTCGCACTCATATAGACATGGCGACCCGGCAGATCGCGGAACGCTCTTATGATGTCTGCCATCTGTTCCTGCATCGCGCCGTAAGCTTGCCGTGGATCTTTGGTCGCCTTCTTCTCGGCGTTCAAGACCACCTCGGCGATCTCCGAGATGCTGTCCAGGGCCACAGATTGAAACTCTTTGGCCTCAGCTGATTCAGTGAGCCATTGCCATGCCTCCCGCAATGAAGCCATGTCCGATATTTCTATGTAGGGCACATCAGCCCCTGCAATCGAGAGCAGGCCGCCCTCGGCACTTAGGACTATGGGGGCTGGTAGGGTCGGTATGAGCGAGGTCTTACCCGCTCCGGCCTGACCGTAGACCAGCAGCTTGACTCCAGAAGCCGCGAGGGCCTTGGTGGTTTTAAGGTTTATTGCCATTTTCATATCTCCTAGAAGGGCGCCGGTGGCGCAGGTTGTGATGGTTCCTCACGGAACGGAGTTTGTTTTGGTTTCGGCAGCGGGTTCCCTTTGTATGTCGGGAAGGGCCAGCCAGGGGGAGGTGTTTCCATGTGATGGGGGCTAGGCCCCCTCCTTTATTTTGATGTGGTCTTGACGGCGTAAACCGCCGTGGTCTTTGTGTGGGCGGCAACCACATCTGCGGTAATGCCCTGGGCGGCGCAGAGGGCCTTCCAGTCGGTGACCGAGCGGTTTGACTCAATCACGGTGCTACGGAACAAAACACCCTCGTGAACACCGCCAGCATCTTTCATGGCGGCCTTGATGGTTTCGGCCTTTTTTGTAAGAACATCAATCTCTGCCAACAGCGCGCCAAGTTGATCGGCTTGCGTCAGTTGCAGGTCATTGTTTTTCATTTTCGTTCCTTTCGTTTGTCGAGCCTTCAGACAATCTGTTCGCTCGATGTGTGTATTGTGGGGCGTGGCTGTTAGCCTGTCAACACCCCAGAGTTAAATTATTTAAAACGGTACATCTTCAATTTTGCATTGCACCCAGTCCTTCGCCCATTCAAGGGCGTCTTCCATGTTAAAACAGGTGCCGATCAAGTTGGTCCTGGTCGGATAGTCCGAAGACCAGATGAGCACGTAATCGCCAACGCGACAAGCCCAAACTTTGTAGAAGTCTTGGTTGTAGATCATTTCCATTTTGTTCTCCTCGTTGCCGCGCTGTCAGACTATCTGTTCGCTGCGGTATTGACAGTGTGCACGCTCTCACTTCACAATGTCAACACCCAAACAAAAGAGGAGTGAGAAAAATGTTGTTGAGCCTAGAACAGATCAAAGCGGCCTTGGCTGACCGACGCATCAGCGCTGTAGCCGCAGCCACCGGCCTACACGCGAACACCCTGCACCAGATCAAAAAAGGGATACAGACTAACCCGTCACATCGCACTCTAACGATTCTGAGCGATTATCTGATCCGTCAAACACAACCGATCCTCTAAACATGGCTGATCTAACGCACATCTTAGGCGGTCCCTGGAGCCCGCCACAGGAGCTTACGCCCCTACCAATCGAAGTGCAGTTCAGTAGAGCTATTGAAGAGGCGGGCCTTGACGCCCCCGATGAATTTATTCTTGACGGTCGCATCCATCGTTTCCGCTCCGGCAGCAGCAGAAAAACGCTAGATCGTTCTGGATGGTACGTTGGTCACCTGGACGGCATCCCATGCCTGACATTTGGCTGCTGGAGAGCAAATCTCACCCAGACAGTGAAAGCCGACATCGGGAAAAAGAGGTGGACTCCCGCTGAGGAGATGGCCCACATCGCTCGGATCAATGCGGCCAAGCGCCTCCGTGATGAAGAAATAGAGCGTGATCGTTCTGTTGCGGCAAGCACAGTCGAAACAATCTGGCGAGACGGCGCCCAGGCCAGTCCAGATCATCCCTACCTGAAGCGCAAGGGCGTCCAGCCCCACGGCGCCCGAGTGACCGGGGATGGTCGTTTGATGGTTCCCTTGTTCTCAGAAGATGGCGAGCTATCCAGCCTGCAATACATATCAGAAGACGGCGGGAAGCTTTATCACACAGGTGGCCAAACCGGCGGCCGCTTCTGGATCATCGGCACCCTCGACCACCCGGGTGTGCTGTACATCGCCGAGGGCTTCGCCACCGCTGCCACGATTCACGAAGTGACTGGCCGCCCCTGTGTCGTTGCCTACAGTGCAAGCAATTTGATTCCGGTCACGGGTTCACTAGTAGAAATGCACCCCGGACAGAAAATAGTGATAGTCGCCGATCACGATAAAAGCGGTGTCGGGCAGCGCCATGCCGAGCAGGCTTGCGCCAAGTACGGGGTCACATACATCATGCCCCCCCTGGAAGGAGACGCGAACGATTACGCCCAGGCAGGGCACAATTTGGCCTTGCTTCTGAACCCGCCACAAGAATCCTGGCTCATCCCAGCAGACGATTACTGCCAGAAGCCCGCCCCAATCAAATGGTTAATCAAAGGGTGGCTACAGTCTGACGCCCTAATCATGATCCACGGTCCCAGCGGAGGCGGTAAAACGTTCGTGGTCCTCGACTGGTGCCTACGCCTAGCCAGCGGAATGCAAAAGTGGGCAGGCCACCGAGTCAAGCCAGCAAATGTAGTTTACCTGGCCGGAGAAGGTCACCACGGCCTAAGAGCCCGGATAGCAGCCTGGAAGCAGCATCACGAAGCTGGAAGCCTCAGCATGTGGCTTAGTCGCTCCGGTTGCGACCTGAACACCCCAGAAGGCTATCTGTCTACCTCAACCCACCTCAAGCAGCTCCCAGAACCCCCCGACCTAATCGTCATTGACACCCTGCACCGGTTTCTATCCGGAGACGAGAACAGCGCGCAGGACGCCAAGACCATGCTTGACGCTTGCGCCCAGCTCATGCGGGAATTTAACTGCTCCGTTTTGCTAGTCCATCACACCGGCGTCAGCGAAGAAGCTCAGCACCGAGCCCGAGGGTCAAGCGCATGGCGCGGAGCCCTCGACATCGAGGTCAGCATCATTCCTTCAAAAGATGACGCGCCAATGCAGATCGTCCAGCGCAAAGCTAAGGACTCAGAAATAGCACCAGACATATACGCCCAGCTTCGCACCGTGGAGATCAACGGATGGATCGACGAGGACGATGAACAGGTCACCAGTGCCATTATTGAAATAGTCGATAAACCAATATCCGATAAAAGAGATAATAAGTTAACTAAACATATAAAGCTATTCCAGAATGCTTGGGAATCAGCAGGGAAAGAGACCCGAGCAGGGCAACCGTACTTGAGCAGGGCAGGGTTTATCCAATATCTGATGGATACCCTTGAATTAACCGAAGCATCAGCTTCGATCTACGTCCGGCCATCGTCAAAAGGGAAGCCGATCGGGGAGCTTTTGATCGCCCAGGTCATCGACTCTTACGAACATGGGTGGATCGTTTTGGACACCGTCCAAGCATCCGCCATGCTTTTGAGGGCATAAAAGTGGGTGGAAAAGTAGCGCAACAAAACGCAACTGTTGCGCAACTTTTTTTTAGTTGCGTTTGTGACAAGACTAACATTTTAGCGCAACGCAACGCAACTACTACCTTTAGGTAGTTGCGGTAGTTGCGCTATGTTTGTGGGGCTGTTGCGTTGCATGAAAAATTTGATGAGGTGATGATGAAAAAGACATTGGTTGAGGTTGGGGGGGTTGAGGTTGGCGTAGGCTGGTGGGATGGCCTGCCCGGTCACATTGACCCGGATCGGGTTCCAGTTTTGACGGATGTGGTGGAAATAAAAGAAAAGCCCGCACGCGGCGGGCTGGATGTGGAGGATGGTAGACCTTATTATTTACCGTTAATAATGGCGTTATAACGGTCAATTAAACGCCATGCCTTGACTACGGCAACTTGGTCGATGGTGGCGCAACCACCTGCGCTTCTGACCAAGTCCTCAAGGACTTGAATGGTCTCTGTATATTTAGGCATTCCTTCTGAATCTAATTGATTATCTATTTGTGGAATCATAATATCCCCGAATATTGAGAATCTATAACCGCAAGATGGACAACCAAGACGACGACGGGTGCAGGCTTTTTTCTGGCTCCAGCGTTTTTCTAGCACTCTGGCGGGTGCTTCACACTTCGGGCAAAAGTTCATCTGTAAAACTCCCGTTCTATGACGTGGGCAGGCACGTCAAAAAAATGAGATGTGAGGATCACGGCGATCCGGAATGGGTGGCCATCCCGAAGGAGTGCCAGCAGGTAGGCTTGGCGCGTCTGGGTCATTAGAGGTACTCCAGCAGCATGTAGGCGCCGATCAGACCCAGGATGGCTGCAAATGCCAGATCCTGCAGGATGTGGGCGAGGGGGCGTTTCATGGTGTTCTCCTTTTGATGGGGCCGGAGCCCCGAGTAGTTAGGCAGAGAGCAGCTTGGTGAACAAGCCGCGACCGTGATTCATGCCATTGCACTTGCATTCACAACGACCGTTATGGGCCCCGTTTAGGCATTTTGCATTGCACTCATGTCTTGACGGGTTCGCCTTCATTTCAATCGAGCGGGTGATTGGCAAATAGTCGCTGCCGCCAACAGGTCGGCCAATCTTCATCTGAAAACCGTCATATCGGATCCCCTTGACACCAGGCCATCGAGCTCTGAATTCGGCGTTTAGCATCGGTCTTACGCATTCAAGCTGCACAGTAATTCCGTCCAAGTCGGAAAAATATGTGAATTGCGCCATGTCTCTATCTCCTAGTTGATTTATGGGGCCGGAGCCCCTAAATGTTTAGATGCGATGCGGGTTGCGGACGGTGATCTTCTTTTTATCAACCAACCGTTGGACGTCAATGGCAAGTGAGAGAGCCGCGCCAAGATCCATCTCAAGACACTCAAAGAATGCGTGAACAAGTGCCGATTCTTTCGAGTCGTCTTCCCCGGTTGCGATCAAGTTGCCGTCCTTGCCGATCACGTCAACGTCGATGCCGTTCGCCATTGGATAGAAATACAGCTCGGCGATATCGTTGATATTGAACATTTGGATCTCCTTGTTGCTGCGCCGTCTGTTAGTCATGTCGCGCAGTGATTGAACTATAACGCTAGCGATAGCGTCCGGTCAAGTGCTTTTCATCAAAAAATGTGAAAAAGTTCACTCATGATGATGACTTCTAGCAGCTAACACAAAAGATATTTACAATCAAGACTGCGCCAAACTAAAGGCAGAATCATGGCTAAAAAAGAGTACGACTGGAAAAAGATCTTTCTTGAGCATCTGCGCGAGGTGCCGGTAATTTCAAGCGCAGCGAAAGCCGCAGGCATCAGCAGAATCAACGCCTGGCGCAATCGCAAATCAGACCCAGACTTTGCGGCTGAATGGGATGATGCGATTCAGGAAGGAATTGATAAGGCCGAAGCTGAGGCTTATAGGCGAGCTGTCAAGGGGTATGAGCAAGATGTCTGGTATCAGGGCATGAAGGTAGGAAGCCAGACTTTCTACAGTGACCAGCTTCTGACGCTGATTCTGAAGGGCAACCGAAAGCGCGTTTACTCTGAGCGTACAGAGCTGACAGGTGCAGACGGGGCAGCGATTGAAGTCAGCAAGATTGAGCGCGTCATTGTCAAATGAGCGAATATAAAGCGCCTTTTCCATGGTTCGGCGGCAAGTCTGGCGCGTGCGATTTAGTGTGGTCAGTTTTTGGTGAAGTGAAAAACTACGTGGAGCCATTTGCGGGTAGCGCTGCAATGTTATTGGGTGCGCCAGACGACGGTAAACGCATTGAGACGATCAATGACGCAGATGGTTTTGTTTCAAACTTTTGGCGTGCTATCCACTCCGACCCGGAGGCTGTGGCAAATTATGCCGACTGGCCATGCAACGAAAATGACTTGTTTTCACGGCACTCGTGGCTTGTGCGAAATGCTCATGAACTTACTGACAAGTTGCACGCTGATCCAGAATACTTTGACGCCAAGATGGCAGGTTGGTGGTGTTGGGGTGCGTGCAATTGGATCGCCGGGGGTTGGTGTGACGGCAAAGGGCCGTGGGTTTACGACGGCGAAAAGTTGATTGATAGACGCCAACTACCGCATTTAGGTAATGCTGGTCAGGGCATCAACCGCAAACTACCGCATTTAGGTGATGCTGGTCGGGGCATCAACCGCCAACTACCGCATTTAGGGGCTGCTGGACGGAGCCAGTTTATTTACTCATGGTTTGCTGCTTTGCATGATCGATTACGCAATGTTCGCGTCACGTGCGGCGACTGGTCGCGTGTCGTCAAAGAATCTGTGACGGTGCGACATGGTTTGACGGGCGTATTCCTTGACCCGCCATATTTTAAAGGCTCGATGGATTACGCGGCAGGCGGCGTGGGAACGAACTTGGCTGCTGATGTCTGTGCATGGTGCGCTGCAAATGGCGATAATCCGGAACTACGCATTGTGATTTGCGGGCATTCTGGGGAGCATGACGCACTGCTTAAAAAAGGGTGGATTGCGCGAAAGTGGATTGCAAAAAAAGGTTACGCTAAAACAGAAGCTGCGAAGGCCAACAGCGAGAGTGAGACAATTTGGTGCAGCCCGCATTGCATTTCAAAGATTAACTTTGAAACAATTGATTTGTTTGCATGACAACTCTACAAATTCAAACCCCCGGATGGGCTCTGCCGCTTCTTGATCCCGCACGCTACAAAGGCGCTCACGGTGGCCGTGGCTCTGGTAAGTCACATTTCTTTGCTGAGATGCTTATCGAATCGCATCTCATGGATCAGAAGCGGCGTAGCGTATGCGTGCGGGAAGTGCAGAAGTCTCTGGCGCAGTCGGTCAAGCGCCTGCTGGAGCTGAAAATAGAGCAGATGAATGCGGGCGCTTACTTCGAGGTGCAGGAGGCTTGCATCAAGTCAAAGAAGGGCGACGGGCTCATCATCTTCCAGGGGATGCAGAATCACACGGCTGACTCGATCAAATCGCTTGAAGGATACGACTGCGCCTGGGTCGAGGAGGCACAGAGCCTGTCGCAGCGAAGCTTGGATCTACTCCGCCCAACGATCCGCAAGCCTGGCTCTGAACTCTGGTTCACATGGAACCCGTCACAGGCTACCGACCCAGTAGATTCATTGTTGCGTGGCGAGAATCCTCCACCGAGCGCAAGTGTCCTCGAAGTCAACTACTCAGATAACCCTTGGTTCCCCGACGTTCTGCGGGCCGAGATGGAATACGACAGAGGCCGCGACCCTGACAAATATGCCCACGTTTGGCGAGGCGGATACGTTCAGAACAGCAGTTCTCGCGTGTTCAAGAATTGGCGGATTGAAGACTTTGAGGCTTCCGCAGATGCGATTCACCGACTCGGCGCTGACTGGGGCTTTGCCACCGATCCGACCGTTCTAGTGCGCTGTCATATCGTAGGCCGCACGCTCTACATTGACCATGAGGCGTATCAAGTAGGCTGTGAGATCGTCGACACACCGAGCCTATTTCATACAGTACCAGACTCCGAGCGGTGGCCGATGGTTGCTGACTCATCGAGGCCCGAGACGATTAGCCATCTCCGTAAAAACGGTTTCCCGAAGATCATGCCTGCAGTCAAAGGAGCCAAGTCTGTCGAGGAGGGTATTGAGTGGCTCAAGTCTTACGACATCGTAGTTCACCCTCGGTGCACCCACACAATTGACGAGCTGACGTTTTACAGCTTCAAAACAGATCCGCTGACTGGGAAGGTTCTTCCGATCCTGCAGGATAAAAAGAACCACGTTATCGACGCGCTGCGGTACGCTTGCGAGGGGGTGCGACGGGCTGCGGTTGTTCAGAGACCAACTAATTTCGTGCCCATCCCGAGCATGAACAAATGGTAAACTTGCCAAAAGGGGCGATTTATGGCACGCATGTCAAAAGAACAGCGGCTTGCTGAATTACATCAGCGAGCGCTCAGGCAGTTTAATGATATTCAATCGGCGCTGCGCGATGAGCGGCTTCAATGTCTTCAGGATCGGCGCTTCTATTCGCTGGCAGGTGCTCAGTGGGAGGGGCCGCTGCAGGATATTTACGAGAACAAACCTAAGTTTGAGGTGAACAAGGTTCACCTAGCCGTCATTCGCATCATCAACGAATATCGGAACAACAGGATCACGGTTGATTACGTCAGCAAGGACGACCAGGAGCAGAGCCTAGCCGATGTCTGCGACGGACTGTTCAGAGCTGATGAGAAAGACTCTGTGGCCGAGGAAGCCTACGACAACGCCTTTGAAGAAGCCGTTGCTGGCGGGTTTGGTGCTTGGCGCCTTCGCACTGTGTACGAAGACGAGTCGGATGAGGATAACGAGCGTCAGCGGATCAAAATCGAGCCTATCTTTGATGCTGATAGCTCTGTGTTCTTTGACCTGAATGCAAAGCGGCAAGACAAAGGCGATGCAAAGCACTGCTACGTCATCACCTCGATGACTCGTGAATCCTACAGAGACATGTGGGATGACAATCCGTCAGATTGGCCGAAGATCATTCACCAGTTTGAGTTTGACTGGTGCACCCCGGACGTTGTTTACGTGGCCGAATACTATGAGGTTGAAGAAGTATCCGAGACCCTGCGGATCTTTCAATCTATCGACGGCACTGAAGAAAAGTACCGTGAAGCCGATTTTGAGAACGATCCAGAGCTAGAGAACACCCTGGCCGCAATCGGTACTCGTGAAGTCAGGCAACGCAAGATCAAGCGCAAGCGTGTGCATAAGTACATCATGAGCGGTGGCAAGGTTTTAGAGGATGCTGGCTACATTGCAGGCAATTGCATCCCAATCGTTCCCGTGTATGGCAAGCGCTGGTTTGTGGACAACATTGAGCGGTGTATGGGTCACGTTAGGCTGGCCAAGGATGCCCAGCGGCTCAAAAACATGCAGCTCTCAAAGCTTGGCGAGATCAGCGCACTGTCTAGCGTTGAAAAGCCGATCATGACCCCTGAGCAGGTTGCCGGGCATCAACTGATGTGGGCCGAGGATAACCTCAAGGACTATCCGTATTTGCTGGTGAATCCGATCACCGGACCGGACGGCTCTCAGCAGATCGGCGGCCCGGTGGCATATACCAAGCCTCCCCAGGTTCCTCCGGCCATGGCCGCACTGCTGCAGATTACCGAACAGGATATGCAGGAGATCCTAGGCAATCAGGCTGGTGCTGATAAGGTCGTCTCGAACATCAGCGGCGAGGCCGTTGAGATGATCCAGCAGCGTCTTGACATGCAGGCCTACATCTACATGTCAAACTTTGCCAAGGGTCAGCGGCGCAGCGGTGAAATCTGGCTCTCGATGGCCAAGGAAGTCTACGTCGAGGAAGGCCGCAAGATGAAGACGGTTTCCCCTGAGGGAAAAACGTCACAGATCGAAATGATGCGGCCAATCATCGGCGAGACCGGAGAAGTAGAGCTTGAAAACGATTTGACCTCGGCCAATTTCGACGTGGATGTTGATGTTGGACCGAGCAGCCAGAGCAAACGGGCCGCTATGGTCAAGGCGCTGACCGGGATGTTGGCGATTACGGACGACCCTCAGACCAAACAGATCCTGCAATCCATGGCGCTGATGAACATGGAAGGTGAGGGAATCAGCGACATCCGCGAGTATTTCCGCAAGCAAATGGTTCGTGCTGGCGTTATCAAGCCTACAGACGAAGAAGCGCAAGAGATGCAGGCCGAGGCCCAAGGCCGTCAGGATCCGAATGCAATCTTCCTGCAGGCCGCAGCAGAAGAAGCAACGGCGAAGGCTGCCAAGGCTCGGGCTGATACCGTCAAGACGATTGCAGACGCTGAATTGTCGCGGGCTAAGACGGCTGAAACGATGGCCAAGGCTGGGATTGCAGAGCAGGATATTGCAATCAACGCGGCTCAGGTATCGCAGCAAAACGTTATTCCTGAACCACAAGGAATGCCTATTGTCAATCCGTTACAATAGGATCAGAATTATGTAAAGGCATCCACCCGGCCTATTTCGGGTGAGTTTGGGATCAAAAATGAAACAGGCAGACGATACGGAGGACATCCAGTCCGAGGAACTTGAGATTGTTGAAGATGTTGCGGAGGAAACCTCAGAAGTTATCGAGGAATCTGAAGCTCAAGACGATCAAGAGGCGGAGGACGAGGTTGTTGTTTCGATTGATGGGGAATCGCCACCCCAGGAAGTTGAGCAAACGAAAGCACCTGAATGGGTGCGAGAGCTAAGGAAGTCGCATAGAGATTTGCAACGCCAAAACCGTGAGCTGCAATCAAGGCTTGAAAGTTTCCAAAAACCTGAGCAAAAAATCGGTGAACCAGGGCCGAAGCCGAAACTAGAACACTTTGATTACGACGCGGATTTGTACGAGCAAAAGCTTGAGGAATGGCACGAGCAGAAACGTAAATTCGAACTTGAGTCTGAGAAGGTTCGGCAGCAACAGGCCGATCAAGATAAGGTGTGGAAGGATAGGTTGGAAGCCTATTCAAGAAACAAGGCAGAGCTCAAAGTAAAGGATTACGAAGATGCGGAAGCCACTGCTCAAGAACTCTTTAATGTGACACAGCAAGGCATCATTGTTCGCGGTGCGAATAATCCTGCTCTGCTTGTTTACGCTCTTGGGAAGAACCCAAAGAAGGCCGCAGAACTTGCAAAACTCAGTGATCCTGTGGAATTTGCTTTCGCGGTGGCCAGACTGGAGAAAGATTTGAAAGTCAGCAATCGCAAGTCAGCTCCGGCACCGGAGAAAATCGTTCAGAATTCTGGGCGTGTAGTATCTTCTGCGTCGGTTGATTCAACACTCAATAGGCTACGCTCTGAAGCTGAACGAACTGGTGACTATACAAAGGTCATGGAATATCGTCGGCAGAAGCGCAACTAAACTTAAGGAAATATCATGGCTAATTCATTTTCGAAAGAAGAACGGGTCGCGTTTGAGGACATCCTCGAAGGCTTTCAGGATGCTCTGGTTTTGAGCAAAAACGTCGCTGTATACCGCACCGATCAAACGATGATGGAGCGTACCAACAACGTTATCTGGCGTCCACAACCCTACATTGCCACCTCTTACAGTGGCACTGATATGTCGTCCAATTTCGACGACTTCACCCAATTGTCTGTGCCTGCCACCATCGGTTTTAGCAAGTCTGTCCCCTGGGTCATGACCGCAACCGAATTGCGTGACAGCCTGCAAGAGGGTCGCCTCGGTGATGCTGCAAAGCAAAAGCTGGCTTCTGACATCAACGTGGCAATCATGAACGTGGCCGCCAATCAAGGCACCCTGTTCGTGAAGCGCACTTCTGCTGCTTCCGGCTTTGATGACGTCGCCCAGTGCGAAGCCATCATGAACGAGCAAGGCGTTCCTTCTTACGATCGTTTCCTTGCCCTTTCCACCCGCGACTACAACGGCATGGCTAACGATCTTTCGAAGGCTTCCCGCTCTTTCGGTAACGAGATCAGTGATCGCGCACTGCGCAAGGCATTCGTTGGCGAAATGGCAAGCTTCGGCACCTATAAGTTTGACTATGCTAACCGCAAGGCTGCGGCCGCTGGCGGTGCAGGTCTGACCGTTGACACCCGCGTTTCTGCTGGCAATTACTACGTTCCAAAGGCTACCTCGGTCGCCGCTACCGGTGAAACCTCGAACGTTGATAATCGTTTCCAAACCATCACCATTTCCAGCACGACCAACGTTGCCGCTGGCGATGCGTTTACCATTGCTGGCATCAATGCTGTGCATCACATCACTAAGGGCGATACCGGCCAGTTGAAGACCTTCCGCGTCATCTCTGTGCCAAGCTCTACCACCCTGGTCATCAGCCCACCCCTGATTACCGCTCAAGGTGGCACCGATGCTGAAGTTCAGTATCAAAACTGCGTTGCAACCTCGACGGCTTCCAATGCTTCTATCGTGTTCTTGAACACGGTTAGCAACTTTGTGAACCCGTTCTGGCAGCGTGATAGCCTGGAAATCTTGCCTGGCCGCTATGCTGTTCCTTCTGACGCTGGCGCTGCTGTGATGCGTGCATTC